GTTCATTAAAAATGATAGACGTGGTAGTTGGGCGGCAGCGAATAAAATACTCACAGGATTCATTAATAATGATAGTATCGTTACTAACAGTGACGGTCAAGCAACAGGCGAAAAAGTCAATCTTAGTAAGGTTGTGAAGCCTAAAACGGATAACTAAACGTTATATATTTAAAGGAAGTACAAATGTTTTTTGGAAAAGACACAAAATTAGATCGCGAAGCGGTCTTTGAACAATTAAAAATAGACGAAGGAGTGGTTTATGAAATCTATCATGATCATCTGGGATACCCAACATTTGGTGTTGGACATCTGGTTATAGAATCAGACCCAGAGCATGGCCAACCATTAGGTACTCCAATTTCAGAAGAAAGAGTTAAAGACTGTTTCGAAAAGGACTTGGATACTGCAATTAGTGAATGCGAATTACTTTACGAAGAAGGTGTATTCACAGACTTACCAGACGAAGTGCAACAGATCCTAGTTAACATGATGTTCAACATGGGCAGAACACGATTAAGTAAGTTTAAGAAAATGCATGCCGCTATACTAGAAGGCGACTGGAAAACAGCCGCAGTAGAAGGTAGAGACAGCAGATGGCACAAGCAGGTTACTAACCGTGCAGAAAGATTGATGGTACGTTTAGAAAACGTATAAACTAACAGAGACAAAATGGAAATGAGAGAAATCAACGAACAACGTGTTTGTGAACTTTTAAACGAGATCATAGAATTAGAGATGGCTGGAGTTGTACGTTATGCTCACAGTTCATTAATGGTTACAGGACCAAATAGAATTCCTATTGTGGCATTCTTGCAAGAGCAAGCAAACGAAAGTTTAGCACATGCTTTACAAGCAGGAGAATATATTACAGGATTTGGGGGACACCCAAGTCAAAACATTTCTGCTATTCATGAAACGCACGATCACAGTGTTTTACAGATTTTACAAGAAAGTCTAGATCACGAACAAGCCGCAGTAGCCAAGTATAAAGAGTTATTGCAAGAAGTTTCAGATGCAAGTATTATGTTAGAGGAATATGCCAGAGGACAGATTGGCATGGAAGAACAGCATGCATTAGAGATCAAAAAGATGCTGAAAGACTTCGGATAAAAGTATGGCAAGCAAGAACTTAGACTACTGGTATGATGCACAGATAAAACGTTACTTACAACAGATTATCCGTGTGTTCTCACATTTTCAAGTAGCAGAAAACACATCTAAAGGTGTGCATTACAACAAAGTTCCTGCACGTTATGGCGACCTAAGTAGAATGGTTGCAAGCATATTGCGTAACAACTCTGAGAATGTTATAAACAGTGCACCTTTTATTGCAGTAAGCATAGGCGGTGTACAGCCAGCAAGAGATAGAATCCACGAACCGTCACTTGTTGATACACGACAAGTAGCAGAAAGAGAATTCAATACCTCTACTCAGCAGTACGAACCAACACAAGGAAACTTGTACACTGTTCAACGTTATATGCCAGTACCATATAATTTAACTATACAAGTTGATATATGGACTACTAACACTGATACCAAATTACAAATTTTAGAGCAGTTGTGGGTACTGTTCAACCCAACAATACAATTACAAGTAAACAGTAATCCACTTGACTGGACTAGTGTATTTGAAATAGAATTAACTGATATACAATGGTCAAGTAGAAGTTTGCCTGCAGGCGTTGATGAAAGTATAGACATTGCAACAATGACGTTTGCAGTACCTATTTGGATTTCACCGCCAGCAAAAGTAAAACGCCAAAGTATTATACAATCTATTATCACAGACATTCACAATGTAAAAGATATAGAGGACTTAGGCTTCAGCACAGACTTTGCTGACTTCTTTAGTACAATACCAGACGATGCAGAAATTGTTGTTACACCAGGCGATTATATGCTACAAATAGATGGAGCAAATGCTGTATTACTAGACAGACAATATAACGGCGTGAAGTGGAGTAAGTTAATTGAAATGCAAGGTGAACTTACTTCTACAAGTAAACTTAAATTAAACATTACAAACGACAGTGACAATGACTTAGATGCTGTTATTGGCACAGTATCAGCAAATCCTTTAGATGATACTAAATTAATATTTAATGTTGATGCTGACACATTGCCTACAAACACTGTTGACGATGTAAACAAGATATTAGATCCTAGAAGTTCGTATCCAGGAGATGGCATTCTTGCAGCCGCAGAACTTGGACAACGATACTTAATCACAGAAGAAATTACAAAAGACGGTTATCCTAACTGGAACATAGATGCTGGTGCTAACGACATTTTAGAATATGACGGCACTAAATGGACCATTTCTTTCGATGCAAGTGCTGTGTCAGATGTTAAATATGTTAAGAACACTAACACAAACAAACAGTTTAAATGGCACAACAATGCATGGATTAGTAGTCACGAAGGAGTGTACAATTCAGGTTTCTGGCGTTTAATACTGTAACAACAGGATATGCGTATGACAGTTGCCGCAGGTGTGTTGTTCCTAGCAAAGGACACAGGCCGATGTTTATTTCAACTCAGAAAAGCCGAGAAACGTTTTAAAAATACTTGGGGATTTTGGGGCGGTACCTTAAAGAAAAACGAAACACCATACGAATGCATCAACAGAGAACTTGAAGAAGAAATTGGGTTCGTTCCAGAACTCACTAAACTAAATCCAATAGACGTATATCAAAGCAAAGACAAAAAGTTTTATTACTATAGTTTTGTGTATGTAGTAGACTCAGAGTTCACACCTGTGCTGAATAAAGAGAGTGCAGGGTATGCATGGGTTGATTTAGATTGGTGGCCATCACCATTACACTCTGGTGCAAGATCTACACTTGTACATAACAAAGGCGGTAGCAAAATACATACTATACTCGAAATTCATAACGAATAAATACTTAGATGAAAGGAGAAGTAATAAACTTCGAAATTCTTCGAATAGAGAGTGAGCTCGACAAGTATAGTGAGACAGGTGTATTACCTCTTATTATATTAGACGGTATTTATAGTTTGCATGATATTTGTACTGTTCATTATGCTAACTTATCGAAAAAACATCAGCAGATTGCTGATGACCTAAAACAAAATTATCACACATCACTTACAAAATGTATCACAAGTTTGAGATTATCTTTGAAAAAAGAGTATGCTTATGTGATGAATAATTTGGTCACAAGCCATGAAAGTTTTAGGTTCGAGAGTGTTATGAAAAAGTACAGGTCGCAAATAAATCCTGTCAAGGCATTGTATTACGAACTAAGAGAAGTAAGTCGAAGATATAGCAGTGAAAATGAACACCACATTTGGCTGGTGGATTTAATTGCGGATAAGCATTATAGAAATATTATTATTGACTCTTTAGAAAAAGATATAAAACGTTTGGAGAGAGTTGTACAGCAATTTTACATTCCTATTGTTAAAAACAGTACATCAGTGCCGTTAGAGTTGTTTCATGCAAAACAAACAATCAACGACTTTAAACATTTCCACAAAATATTCAGCGACTTTGATGTAGACGCATTTGATTAATTATTTAGAAGTAGCAATGAATACGCCATTCCAATCTTTAGGCAAGTCTTGTGTCTTTTGGAATTCACAACGTTCTATCCACATATCATAGTAGCCTATCATTTTACCATCAAAATGTGTTTTTAATAACTCGCATAGTTTAATTGCTTTATCAAAGTTTTGATTTCTGTAATGCTTATGCATGTCAGCATGCATTTCTCTTGACTTAACATGTTTCTGTGCAGGATAGTCCAACACAGTCCATATACCTATGCCAACACTTTTACCTTTTACTGCTAAGTCGTCTACTTTAAGATAAAAGAAATCATTCTTTGTTTTCTCGTATGTGCTTTCGCCTACTAGTAATAAGCAACCATATTCTTTACATTTAGACTCAATTCGTGCAGCAGTTGAAACGCTGTCTCCAAGGACGTCATAACTATGTCTTGCTGTAGACCCCATCTCACCGAGATAACCAAGCCCAGTGTTAATACCAGCCCCCATGCCAACTGGAGGTCTGCCCTCTGCTGTAATCTTATCATTAAACTTCTCCACTGCTCTCAACATTTCTATTCCACACTTTACTGCTGTCTTAGGATGTTCTGGGTCGTCTATTGGTGCATTGTGTATGTGCATACTTGCATCACCAATATATTTGATAACCATACCGTCCATGTCTAATACAGGTTGTGTAATAGCATCCATATATCCGTTCATGATTTTTGTTAAGCCTTTAACATCATCGCCAAAGGACTCACCCAAAGGCGTAAAACCACGTAGGTCTGAAAAGCAAATACTTACTTCACGTTTCATACCTTCTTTAATCAATGCTGGGTTTTCTTGTAGCATACGCACAACTGTTGGCGAGGCATATCCAGCAAACTGTTTTTCAATTTCTTGTCTTAATTTAAATTGTATCCAAAAGTTATTAAATGAACTTTGTGTAAATATCAAGAAGGCACTTATTGCAGGGAATGTTGCATCAAACAATATCAAACTTGATGTATATGAATGTATACTAACATACACTACTGTACCTATAATTGTAGCACTTAGAGGCATACTTAGCCATATAGGTGCTCTATATACTGCTGTCGCTATTAATATCATAGCACACAACGCACACAGAAGCTCTATAAGCGACGATAATTCAGATCTGGTAATGTTACTACCGTCAATAAAATTCTGTAGCATAGACGCTTGTATTTGCTGTGGCAGAATGTTGCCTCCAGGAGTGGGCACTGGATTGGCAACACCTTCTGCACTCACGCCCACTATTACGAACTTTCCGCCTAAGTCAGGCAGTTCACTCGAATCTATATATTCGTATTCAGCAAACGTATTGTTAAAACGAATATATGCTGTTCCATCAGGCTTTGTTACAATAGGGTCTAATGGTGGTGTTGCAAATTCTTGCACACCTATTTCTGAAGTTTTTAACACATAACTAGGCTTGTTAGTATATGTTCTAATCATCTCAATAGCAAAACTAGGATATATTTTACCCTCAACTCCTATTGCTAATGGATATGTTCTTGTTTGATTATCTGGTTGCGGTGCTGATGCTATAACACCTATACCTGCGGCCGCGGATTCTATCTCAGGTATATTGGTTACTAGATTGGGCCACGTTAATAAAAAGTCCTGTGCTTTTGAAGGTCCTATTGTGGCTGTACCAATATGAGGGCCTGAAGTTTTTATCCCT